TGCGTAGCCAGTGGAGGCAACGACGAAGGGTTCACCTTCGGCGATGTCGAACGAGCCGTCGTACTTGACGGCCTGCAGGTTGACGCTGGTGAGCTTCGCGTTGAGCGCGACCGTGCTCTGCGTCTTGCGAATTTCGCTAGTAGCCATGGTTTGTTACTCGGGGTTGAGTGCTGTCCGAAGTCCAGTGATCAGCCGGGCTTCGGCCGATGCACCAGACGCAGAGTCACCAGTACCAGTGTGGTCCAGTGCTCCGACGTCTGCTGAACCGAATCCGAGAGCAGCGGCCTGCTTGACGAGAGCGATGCTCTCGGGGTTGGTGCGGTATTCCGCAACCTTCTCTGTCATGTCCGCAGGATCAACCAATCCGTCCTCCACGAGCGCCATAACGCCGCGATAAACCTCCAGATCTTGCTGAAGGGCCGCAACCTCGGCTCGGGCGCTATCGCGCTCAGCAGCCTGCTTGCACAGAGCGTCACGAAGACTCTCCAGCAGGTCGATTCGGACTTGGACGGTCTTACCCACGTTCAGGTGGCTTTGGAGAGGAGGTCGATTGCAAGCGCGAGCTTGGCTACGCCGGTACGGCTCGACTCGGTCGAAGCCGCCTGCTTTGCCAAAGTCTCGTCGATCTCGCGGGTGAGCTCCTCTTCTTGTTCCGCTGAGGAAGGCTCAGCCTCGATAGGGGCTTTGCCTGCCTCAACGGCAACCTTGAGAAGCTCGTCTAGGGAAGAGAACTGCATCGCTCAGTAGAGCGTCAGCGGCTCTCTTCGTCTTCGCCCAGGATCTCAGCAGTCAGCTGCGCCAGGTGGCGACCGAAAGCCTCTTGCTCGTCCTCGGCAATCTTCTCGAGATCGTCGACGGTGACACCAAGCTCAGCGAGGCGCTGACCGAGGACGCGACCCAGGCCGATGACCTGTTCCGCCGCCTCTTTGTTGAGCTCTTCGTCGCCGAAGTCGGGGCCTTCTTCTACGTCTTCGTAGTAGCCCTCTTCGCTGGCCTCTTTGACCTGCTCGTCGTCCTCGAAGGAGGCTTCGACAAGGTCAACGGCCAGAGAGAACTGCTCCGAGCGCGACAGGTCGGACGAAAGCGAGCCTTCCTCCATGGCCTGCTTGACGATATCGGTAGCCTCCGACAGGCGAGCAATGCGATTCTCATCGCCGGCCCAGGCTTCTTCGACTGCGGCGATCTTGGCCAGCAGCTCTTCTTCGACTTGAGCTTCGCGGCGCTCAGCCAGGTAGTTACTGAATGAGGTCATTGGTTCAGTGCGCTTGAGGTTGCGGCGGACAGTAGATCAGGCGCCCGCTTTGGGGAGGTTCCGCTGCGGGTTGACGACCGGTGCCGGGTTGCCCGAGATCGCGCCGTCTTCTTCAGCACGAACGCTGGTATCGTCGCCCGGTGCGTGGGCTTCGCCCTTGAGCAGACCGATCTTCTTCGCCGTAGCGTGGACCGGACCCTCCGGGATGGCGATACCGCGACCGCCAGCCGGAACGCCAGCAGCGAGCTTCTCGATCATGTGCGAAACAGCAGCTTCGCCAAACTCACGACCTGCGGCCTGTAGGTCCTCCGCGAGTTTGTCCATGGTGTCTTCGTCAGCGGTGGTCGCTTCGGTAGCCGCGTCCGAACCTTCCGAGGCGGTCTTCTCGACCTCGTCAGCTTCAGCTGCGAACCGCTTGAACAGGTCTTCGATGTTCTGTGACATGGTTGGTTCAGATTGCGGTTGCCAGGAATGGCATCCAGTTGGGAACCGAGCTCGATGCTCGGGGTACAGTGAAAGCTGCGTCTACGCCGTTTCGCTGCAACGCGAAGCGGATGATCGGGTCTCTCTCCTGTAGCGCAGCAAACTTCTCCAAGTCTATCTGACGCAGCAGGTTACGGTACCGATCGTGCCCGTAGGCAGACGCAGTTTTTACTAGGGCGAAATGAGAGAGCTGGCTCGCGGTGCGCCTGGTGAAGTACGGATCGAACATCGACCGCTTCTCCAGATGCGGCTCCAAAGCCATTACCAGTGTGCGGTTAGGAGAAGCCAGCGGCAACGGATCTGAGATTTGAGTCTCTCCAGCCACTTTCTCGTACTCGTCATTCGTCAGATAGATCCCTAACGACACGCAAGCGCGCAGGGCTTCCTGTGCTCCAGCGTTGGCCAGTTTCTCGAGTACACCGGCCGGGAGCGGCTTAATGTATGTGAGGTCCTGGTGGGCTGACTTTTTCACGAAGTCGACCAGGCGGGGGTCGGTATCCGACTTCTTGGCAGGAACTGACTTAGCCACAGGCTCCATCGGCATGTCCTTCCGTATCTCGGACTTCTTGGACAGCGAAGCGCTGGCTACTTTGCGGATCGACCACGCGCTGCGATCGGCCGGTGTGAGCACCCGGGAGATATCGAAGAAGCGCGGGAAATCGTTGTACGCGTAAACACGGCGACCATCAGGGAGCATCCTCCCCAGCCAGTTTTTTAGGTGGTCGCAGTAGTCGGCGCGCTGCTTAGCCGGGTTGCCGCAGATGCTGCAACGGTCGTAAGGCAGCTTAGCGCCCATTGACCACGGGACCGGTGTACCGTCGTCAATCATCTTGACGACGTCAGGCGCGTGCTTTGTGCGGACGAACACAATCAGCTCGACCCGCTTCATCTTGTCGTTGTATGCGCTGGCGATCACATCGCCGATCGACTTCGCAGGGTCTTTGTTCTCGTGGAACTTGTAGACGTGCGCGTAACGCGGGAACGTGTGCTCGCCGTACGCTTCTTTGGGCGGGATGACGATGTTCGGGTACTTCTTCCGAACGCGATCATTGATGTAGCGTGCGATGTCGCTAGGCGGATCCATAGCCTTGAGGCTCCACTCCGGGAATGCGTCCCCGTTGCGGTTATGGCCCCAAGTCTCGCACGCACCTAACGCGTTCAACAGGACGTAGCGCCCGTCTTGGCGCGGCTTCAGCTGCTCAGCTACACGCAGTAGCGACTCAGGTGTTGAGTCAGCAGATGCGATCTTGTCGAACGTCGAGCCGTGCACAAGGCTGTAGTCAGGGCCCCAATCGTGGTAGCCGCCTACATCGAACGTCTTGCCTGAGGTTGCGAAGCTCACTTTTTGTTGCGCTCTTTCATCCTACGCCTGTGCGAACTGTAAGCGCGCACAATGTCCTCGTTAGCACGTAGTAGTGACCCAATAGCCTTCCCTCGGCTCGACCCGAGCTTGCTGAGCTCGTCAGCGAACCCGCAGAGCATTGCGTACTTAGCCGGCCCTTCTACGCCTCGATAGTTGCGGTGCTTGCGAGAGTGCTTGCGCTGGTAGCTTTCTCGATTCTCGAGATGACCGGTTTGCGGGCCTGCTCGACGAGTATCTGATTCGTCTTGCTGACGATAGACGGGAGGAGCACCGCCCGGGTCGGTGATGGCGGTGTACTGATACTCGGCCATCAGTTCTTCTTGCGGCCCGCGAAGCCCTCCATCGCCTTGCTCGACAGGCTGGCCACTGACTTACCGAGCTCAGGCAACCTCGCGGTGCTCTCATCACGGTAGGACCCGTAATCACGTTGCAGACTGAGCAGGTCCTTGACGCGCGTAGTTGTCAGTGCGCGGGGACCGAAGGTCTGCATATCCCGCATCACGTTGCCCGCCAGCAGCGGATCCGCCGCTACATCAGGAGCGAAGTTCTTGATGATTCGGAAGTAATGGTGGGCGTTGGGATCGTCGCGCAGCGTTGGGTTCTCGTGGACGATCTGCTTGACGGACTCGTTAATCTGCCGCCCACGCTGGCGCTTACGGATGCTGGCGCTGATAGCAGGCGTTGCTGCCAGAGCAAGGCCCGCACCCGCACCTACAAACTTGATCGCGTTCGCAATGTTCGTCGGGTTCCTGAGCGCCGGCAGCAGCGTGCTAGCTGCGCCAGTCTTCTCAAGCCGGTCGCAGTCGTCTGCCAACTCCTGGCAGAAGCCTAGGAAGCTCTCTGCGTAATCCGGATCCTCGATCTGCTGCGCAGCTTCTTTGACCAGGTCGACAACAGCCTCACTGTCATCTTCGCTGATCGCGCGCGCCAGCTTTACGCCGAAGTCTGACACATCTGCCCGCTGATCGCGAGAGAGGTGCGTGCCGTAGAGGCAGGCAAACTCAGTGAATACTCCGCTCATTTGCTCTTATGCGCCGCCGGCGTTGCTTTGCTTTGGTGGGTACCGGGGATGTAGTCACGCGTCAGCTGACCGAACCCCCGTGTGATTGCTTTGTCTGCACCGGAGCTCAGTACGTCTTTTAGTGACGTAGGCTTGTAGCCCTTCATCACAGAATCGACACCGCTTTGAGATGCAGCTGTCTTTGTTATTGCCGCGTCGATTACAGCTGCAAACCCATCGGTTGTGGCTGTGCGAGCATCTAGCGACTCTGCGAACTTCTGAACTTGCGGCTCAGCGGTTTCGTTGTCCATGATCACTTGCTGGATGTCACGAACAGTGCTGCTCAGGTTGTCGACCTCGGTTTTCCAATCGTTGAGGTTCTCCGAGAGGTCCATCTTGCGCTTGACCTCGGTCAGCGTGCCGTAGAGCGCCGCCCGACCGTTGATGACTGTCACGTCCGGCCCACCAAGACGACCGCCTGAGCGATCGAAGTCGTCGACGGCGGCAAGCTCAGTGGCGTCAGCCAGGGCGACGTTAGTGGGGTGCGCATGCTTACGCATCTCGTTCTGAACCGCCTGGAAGATCGGGGTCCAGCGGCCGGGGCTGTCCGGGGTCAAGCACTGAGCGTATTTGTGCATGTCGGCCAGCCGCCCACGCGCTGAGTAGACGTACTCAGTGGCGAGCTTCATCAGCTCAGTCATGTCCTCGCGGAAGTCCTGAGCTAGACCGATGGAGCGCGCATTGATCATACGCCCGTAGTTGTCAGCGCGAGATGCGACCTTCTCCAGGTGGATCAGGGCTGCGCGCTTCTCGGCCTCGTACAGCTCCTTAGACTTCGGATCAATCCGGTCCAGGTCGCGGTCGAGGGTCGAGCCCCGCCCAGTGATGAACGAAGAGGCGACCTTACGGATCTCCTGTACGGACACCCCTTTGTCCTGCGGGCCGAGCAGCTCGAGGACGGCATCTGTAGATGCCAGGTCAAACTCCTGGCCGCCCTTGGCTGCCACCTTGCGGAGCCCGTCACTGGTGGCGTGATTGGCGGCTGTCACCAGCGAGCCGATCTCCAAGCGCGTCAGACCCTTGTCCTGGGCGATCTTGGCGATTGACTCATTGAGGCTAGCGCCGTCACGGACGTAGGTCCGCGCAGCGTCTTGAGCCAGCAACTGAATCTCGATGTTTTTCATGGGTGAGCAGGGCCGCTAAAATCGCCCTCATACCAATCGTAGGCGCCCTGGCGGGCAAGAGTTAGGGCAGGTTGGGCAGCAGGGTGGTTGTGAGCTCGCCGTAGTACTGCATACAAGCCGCCTCAGCGTACGCCAGGCTGTGGAATGCGTCGTCCGGGACCTCGTGGTCGTATTTGTAGGTGTTCCGCCGCTCGTCGAACTCGATGTAGATACCGGTGAAATCAGACACAAACGGCTTCAGGTCCATGAAGTTGAAGAAGCGCGTCTTGCCAGTTCTGATCTTGTCGACAATCAGCTCGATCATCTGGTTGCGGTCGATCGAGTAGCGCTCAGCGTCAGGGCGCCACTTAGCCAGGAGGCCCTGCTGGACGTACTGCATCTGCATCAGCAGCCGCTCAGCGCCGTACCAGTTCCACCCCAACTCGTCGACCAGTCGGGCGTTCTGAGCCGCACCAAAGCCCCAGTCAGCTCCGCACCAGCGCACGTTGCACTGGGTCATGATCTCGTTGAGCGCTCCTACCTGCTTAGAGAGGTTCACTTCTGTACCAGTGAACTTCTTCATGTAGAGAACGTGGAACACGCCTTGTTTGTCACGGTGACCAATTGTGATCACGGTGTACGACGGGTTGTCTCCCTCTCCTGAGCCGTAGTCAATGCCGGCAAATACCGGGACGCCGCGATTGGCTATTTCGCGGATAGCACGAAACTGGCTCATCTCCCGCTCTTCGCACGCATTCCGCATGACGCTTTCGGTCAGCACTAGCTGACCCTCGTCATACGGCAAGCCCAGCACCTCATTGAAGTACCGACGCGCGCTGTACTCTTCGCGCTTGGCCTTGACCTTGGCGTGGCTTTGGAACGGTACGATCAGCTGCGGGATGCGGAAGCCCCAGCGATGGTCTAAGTAGCTCGGCTGGCTGGGAACCCACTTGCCGTTTCGCGGTTCGATCTCTTTTCGACAGCGCGTGCAGCGGTAAGCATCGTCCGCAACGATCTCGTCATCTGGATAGTTCCAGTGATTACATGCGCTGCACTTGATCAGCCACTCGAACTGGCTGGTTCTAGTCCAAGTTCGGCTGATTAGGTTGGATGTTGTCTTCGGTGTTCCAGCGTACAGCCGGAACTTGCGATGGTCCTTGGCGTGGGATTGGCACTCCTCGAGAACCTCAATCGCGTCGGAGACAATGTCCTGAATCTCGTCTACCAACAGGTGCTCGCAGGTGATGCCTCGAGCGTTGTCAGCGGACAGGTAGCACGACCGGAAGTTGAAAAACGCACCGTTGGTGAACTCACGGGACGAGACTTGCCACAGCGTCTTGCTGGGCTGCACCCACAGGCCCATGTCCGGTGAGTCCTCACACATTGCGCGGAATCGCTGCGTAGAGAACACGGACACCTGATCCCATCGAGGCGCGATGTATAGCGTTTTGTACGCTTTGTACATCGCAGCCAACGAGATGGACTTCGCTGCCTGGGACGTGGACTTCTCAACCTGTCGTCCAGCCAGCATCAGCACGTTACGACACCCCATTGGGTACTGCTTGCGCAGGTCATAGACGCCGTACAGGTACTCTCTGCCTGTGAAGTCAAACGGCTCGCGGTCGACAGTCAAGAAGTTCTTGACGAAGCCAGAGACAGTAGAAACCGCCTTAGGTCCGCCCAGGTCTTTCTTGACTCGGTGAGCCGCGACGTGCTGGCTCTCCTGAGCAATCTGCTCTGCCTGCTGGTTGTACTTCGACCAATCGATCGCCTCGAGGTCGTTGTTGGCCAGCGTGACCGCCACGTCACGCAGCAGCTGTGCATGTGTAGTGGGCGGAGCAGTTCCTAGAAGTTCAGCCAACGTCTTCAGCCCCCTTGTCTTTAGGGATCTCGAAGAGGTTGTCGTCGACGTCGTCTTCTCGGATCTCGAAACGATCGAACACAGACTCTGCCTCAGCTTGGCCTACCGGCTTGCGCTTGGGATCCTCTGCGCGGTCAACCAAGAGCATGAGCGCCTTGAAGTCGCGGTCGAACATGGCGCGCGAGTCGGCGTCAGATGCATCGCGGTTTAGGTAGACCCGCCGCATGAGGCTGAGCTGCAGCGTGCTGAGCATTGCTTCGGTTCCTGCTTCGCCGTCATGGAGACCAAGCTGAGCCATGACCGAATCGACATCGCTACCGATACCGATGGACAGCAGCTTGCGCACGGACGGCTTGAGACGCTTCAGGTGGGCTTTGAGCTCTTCGCCGTTCAGGAACGAGTAGTCCGAGAACAGCTGCTGATAGAACAGCAACTGGTCGGGGTTAACGGACATACCCGTCATGCTCTCTGCCGCTGCCTGGATCTCCTCAAGTGATGAGGTCGTAGCCAGCAGTGTCTCGAGCGTCCACTTCTCCTCTGGGTGCGTCAACAACCAAAAGCCGTCTACACGCTCTGGGTTGTCGTAGAAGATGTCAATCTCGCAGGTCTCCAGCACTGTGCGCAGCTGCTGGGTCTCTACTTTGGTTGACGGTTCTTTGCCTGCGTTGACGCAAACTCTCAGCTTGTCCGGCAGGTTCCGCAGGAAGATGACGTAATGCCGCTCTAGCTGCGACTTAGGAAACCGCGACGATGCGAGGTTGTACTCAAGCAGTTCGTCGTAAACGTCGTCTAACGGGAGCTGTAAAAACCGCAGAAACAGAAAGCGTTGGAAAGGTACACGAGATACCCGAGTGCGCTGCGTAGCGGACCCAAATGAATGTATATGATTACCCGCGCCGTGTAGCAGACGCCGATTGGCGACTGTTAGCTTCGTCCTCAACAGACCGTGCTTTGCTTCCCAGCTCAGCTCTAGCTGTCCAGAGCCTTCTAGCTCTCGCAGCGTCCGGTCTGTGATGCCGAACTCTTTGCATAGTTGGACGCGGGAGTAAGCCTTATCGGCTTCTCCCATGGCTTACCCGCTGTAAGTAATGTTCTTCAGTTCCGTCAGGTCGCGGATAACAGCGTCTAGTGCAAACAGCGCTGTACGGATCGGAGACGAGTCAACCTCAAGGCCAACGCGTGCTGCAATCAGTAACTGAGCAACGGCGCGACGAGCGTCTCGCATCGTGTCCAGCGACTCCACGAACTTCAGGACGTTTTGCTCGTTCAAGAAGTTGAGGCTGAGCACTGCGTCTACTGTGCGTCGGCTCAGCTCTTCTGCGCTTTCAGCACACTTGATGAGCTGCTGGCGCTCAGCTTGGTAGATAGCCTGCTCAACCAGAGCTGCCGTTTTCCAGAGAGCTGCCTTCTCTTCGTTCGAGAGAACCGGCATGCCTTCGATCGGCTTAACCTCCGGAGCGGGCAGCTCTACGTAGCTGACTACGCCATCAGCCATCAGCCGGCTAGCGGCCTCTTTTGCGAAGGCATCTTCATACGTCCGTCCGAGGTAGTCAGCCAACTCACGCAGTCTGACTGTCTCACCGTCAGGCATGCGGGCGTAGCCGCCTACCTTTGTGATCGTTTGGGCTGCCGGCACGTCGCTGGTTGTGGGCTGGTAGTCCACAGGCTGTGCCTTGTCTGCGAGCTTCAAGAAGATCCAGTCGTCGTTCAGCAGGATGGTGTCCACATCCCCTTCAACACGCTGGAACGGTTGCTCGCTAGCAGTCTTGCGGAACTTGATTGACTTATCGCCACGCAGTTCAGCGATGTAGTCATTGCCGGCGGAACCGCGAATGTTCACGGGCTCGGTGACGATGGTGTCCGCCGATTTGACGAACACAAAGACGCCGGTACCGCTCCAGTCGTCCTCCTCAAGCTCCGGCACGCCGTCGTACGCAGAGCCCCACAGGGGACGATCAGTAAACGCGGCAGTTTTGTCGAGGCCCACAAACGCCTGGACACCTTCACGCAGGTCGTCCAAGTCGAAGTAGTAGACGTTGTGCGCTACGAAGCCGGCTCGCTCACCATCAGCGGTAGCGACCTTGTATATGCCCGGTTCCTGGATCAGCTGAGCAGGGTTGACCTCTACATCGACTACGGCTGCTGCTGCTCGCGTGTCTTCAACGACAGGCTCAGTGGCGTTTGCTGCGTACTTGCGCAGCACGTCCTCGAAAGCGCGGCTGGTCGTCAGACCCCACTCCAGCTGGTTCGGCTTGAGGTACGCCATAGCCTGCTTGACTTGATCGTCAGCGTAGCTAAGCGATGCGTAAGCGTACTTGCCGTCAAACGGAGGCAACGTGAGATACGCAATCGATGCGTCGGACGACTCACCTGAACGGCCCGGCTTCACCGGCTCCCCGATCGGGTCGTCACGCTGCAGCGCTTCCTCCAGCGCAGGACGTGTGAGCGGCAGCACGTCCTCTTTGCTAATGAACACGTCTAGCGGTGCTAGGCGGCAATCAGAGATCACGACAGGGATGATTACCTTGTCGTCAATGTTGATCGCACCGACACCGTGCCCACTATCAGAGTCCGTCTTGTTCATGCGGACGTTGATGTGGTAGTCGGCCAAGTACGGCTGCGTTTGGTGCAGCACGTCCATGACCTCCTCAGGCCAGTTCTTTGAGTCACGTGACAGCCGTGAGGATGCCGACTTCTCGAAGTCGCCGAAGCTCGGGGCCTCAGCAAACAGCGCTTGTCCCCGGAGCTTAGGCATTGCGTGTCACCTGCAGTACACCAATGTGCTGCGGATCGGTTCCTGGTGAGAACTTGTCAGAATTGACAGAAACGAAGATGGGCGCGTAGCGACGGTATGCATCCAACGTGATTGCTTGGGCGGACGTACCAGTGGCGTTGAAGCCTCCGGTCTCTCCGGGCATCAACGTAGCCCACGTACCGCCGGCGCCGGCTACCTGGATACGCAGGATCACAGGAATGCGACCTTTGTTGGTGATGCTGTAGCTAGCGTTGGTTGTAACGCCTATCACACCAAGCTGCGTCGTCTTGACGCTTGAGGTGCTGTCGAACGCGGGTTCAACGCGGACCCAGTACTGTGTGAGATTGGTCATAGCTGCTTAGACCCATTATCAGGTCATCGGGACACTTGTGGGACCGCTCGGACCTTCGGGCGTCGGGTGAATGTGTGCGTTGTAGCTGGTGCGGATCTCGACCAGGTCCCCCAAGGCGTCCGCCACCAAGCCGGCAGCTGTGACATTTCCTTGGGCGGTCACATTCCCTTGAATGTTCATGTTGCCCTGCAGCTCGACGTCGCCAGTCACGTCTACTCCATTCTGGGAAACTACAACTGTCCTGTTGACAGTGACTTCCAGCCCTTCGTCAGTCAACCGGAAGAACTGAGACCCGCGCTCTACCCGTGTGCCTTGGGAGTCAATGACCAGCTGATGCGGGGTGCCTGACCCCGTCTCCTGGATCTTGAGCTCGCCGGAGTCCGAGTTGAACGTGATGTCGAACTTGTCACCAACCTTGAAGTGGACGCCGGCTGAAACAGGCCCGCCAACAGCATCCTGCACCCCTCCAGGGGTGTTGGGGTTCGAAAAGTCCGTGCTGGGGTGCGGCGCATTCTCTGCGGCCAACTCCCCCATTTCCAGGCTCAGCAGCTGCTCTCCAGCCTGCTGCTGCATCCGGTAGGTGTTGGTCTCGTTGTCGATCTCCTCGACGCGATGGCCACCCCACAGCCGGCGGCGCCCTCGAGCAACGATCGGGAGGCTGCCCAGCCCCGCTACATCATCGACAATCACCAGAGGCACGAATCCGGTGAACTCCCGCAGGTCTACGTCTTGCGCAAGACTCTGAGCCCGAAGCAGGTTCAAGTGCGTCACCCGCCCCTGTGTCGCCCCGGAGGCAGTGACCGTGGTGTGGGTGTCCGTCCACCCTGCAGACTCAAACGACCAGTCCCGACACGACGCTTGGATGCGGTTTCCCTGGGAGTGCATCAGGAAGTAGGTGCGGCGGGACTTCGGTTGGAGCAAGATGTCTCCGAAGTCGTAGACCCGCACTAACGCACGCTCCTGGTTGAGCCGCGCACGGTTCTGCATGATCGCGTCACCGGGGAAGATCGCCGACTCAGCGATGCCGCGCTGGTCTATTCGTCGGAAGCTGATCTGCTGACCTGTGCGGTTGAGGAGGTCACCTTCGAGGTTGGTTGCAGAGTCAGCAAGCTGCTCTTCGATGGTGTTGGCCTCTGTGCCTGTATTGGCAGAGATGACATCAAGCTCACCGATCACTACCCAATCAGCACCTACGAAGTGAGCAGTGATTACGCGCGTACCTTGCGAGTACGGCCGTTCTGCGCCTTGCCGCATAGCGGAGCAGAGACGATCCCCGATACGGTCGATCGTGACGTTGTAAACCCGTGTCTTCGGGTTGTAGCCACGAATCACACCAGCAAACATCTGGTGCGACCGGTTCACCCCTCGCGTTTGGTAGGCGTACAGCTGCTGACCCGCTGTGCTCAACACAGCAGGCTTATTGCCTCCAAGTCCTGAAGGGTAGCCCGCGTCCATCAGATCTGCTTGACGCTCTCCTTCAGCGACTCAATGATCTTCTCGCGAATCTCAGGACGCCGCGTCTCGATGATGCGAATCAGGCGCTGCACCCAGTCTTTGAGTGAGATCCTCAAGCCCTTTTGTTGAGGCAGGGCAATCGTCTTCTGCGCAAAGCGGCGAACGATTTCGCGCTCCTCACCAGTGGCCGGAGCACCTTTGTAGTCGCGGCGGAACTGCTGTGCTTCCAAGTCTTGCCGACGGCCTGCGCGGTCGATCTCAGTCGTTGTGTACTGATGCTCAGCAATCTTGGCGAGCTCAGACACGTAGCTCTCCATAGCTCCTCGTTTCACAAATCCTCCTGGTATAGTTCGGCTCCCGGGCAGCACCGCACGATTGAATCCAGTTCCGGCCGTCAACTTGACGTTTGCCAGCTTTTCAAGTTGAGCCAAGAGTGCTTCGTATGCGTTCATATCTTGACAGGGCGCTTGACAGAGTCGATGGAGCGCAGATTAGTCAGCGCCAGTTGAGAGATGGGATGACCTTTTTGCAGATCAGTCTTCAACCCCATGGTGGGGGCTCGCTCGAGCGTCTTCTGGAGCTTTTCGTGGATTAGCGATCCGACAAAGTCGGTGCTGTAGCTAGGCGCGGCCTTGATGCCTGCGACCAGCGGCTCGTATTCGATCTCTTTGCCCCGCATCTTGCGAATCTTGGCGTTGTACTCTTCGATCTGATTAGTAAGCACAAAGTCGCCGGACACGACACCGAACTTGGACCCATCGTTGGCTTCAGTGACCTTCGCCCGGTTGGTCAAAGGCGTGATCGCAGTCTCATAGATCTTGCGGCGAATCTTACTGCCTGACGCGCTGTAGTTCTTATCCAGCTCATCAATCAGGTAGTTCTGCACGCGCGGCAGATCTCCTGTGAGGTCCAGCAGCTCTTTCGGCTCGACGATGCCGTGGCGGCTGAGTTGATCGCCTGCTTTGACCCGCTGGCCTCGCGTCACCTTGGTTGCGAGCTCTTGCGGGATGAAATGTCTAGTGCCCGACACGAAGACATAGTCGCCCCCGGTAGGACCGGGCTCGATCTTGTTAACTACACCGTCGTTCTGAGCCAGAACTGCTTTACCTCTAATGGTTTGCGGCATTTCCAGGATCTGCTTGATCCGGTCAAAGCCAAGGTTCGACTCTGAGCCAACCGCACCACCTGTGTGGAACGCGCGCAACGTCACCTGCGTAGCACGCTCGCCAATAGTCTGCCCAGCAAGCGCACCAATGTGGAAACCAATGCGAGGTGACTTACCACTCTCGTCGAGGCCAAAGCATTTCTGGCAGATGCCGCCAACTGCCTTACACGTCATAGGCGAACGCACCTTGATGCGCTTCTCGCCCTTCTGCCGCAAGCGGCGTGCAAGCTCTTGCGTGATGATTTGATTGCGGTACGCACCCTCAGCACCGTAGCGGTCGGAGATCTCCTTGTCGTCAAGAGACATCTCGATACCCTGCATCGTTCCGCAGTCATCCGCTTTGATGGTCATCTCGACGTTCGAGTTGACCAGCAGGCGGCTTAAGTAGCCTGTATCAGCAACAGACAGACCTTTGTCGATCAGACCCTTACGTGCACCAGGCGTTGTGCTGAGGTAGGCGCCAAGGTCGTGGCCTTCTGCGTAGGACTTGCCGACGATGATCGGTACGACCTGGTTTTTGTGGTCACGGGTGCCTACGGGGCTAAGCACCATCTGCTGGATCTGGCCTTTCTTGCCCAGCGCGCCAGACAGCGGACCAGCCTCGACGAACCGGTTGTTGATTGCAGCGTCTAGCAACAAGCTGAGCTCCGCCACGGCCTCGTTAGCCGCTACGTCGTACCCGACGGTCTTGCTGCGGCGCTTAGCCTTCCTAATCACCGCATCCCGCTTCTTCGTGTCGATTTCCAGGTCGCGGAGACTGACGCTGAAGCCGACTTCGGTGACGTAGTGGTTGCCGAGGTTCTTGACCTCTGTGATTACACGCGCTGCTTCGCCGGACGAGAGCTCGCGCCCCGCACGCTCCAGATCGGCGTCCATGAGCTTACGTGTCGTTGAGCGGTACGCAGGCCGCACAGCTTGCGGGAAAGTCTGCGCGTAGATCCACTGGCCGATGCAGTGCACCTGCCCGCCCACGCGTGCCGCCTGGTTCGCCTTGACCTTCTTGTCGCGGTAGAGCTGGAACAGGCTTTCCCAGTTACTCACTGACGGCGTGTTGCCTCTGACCTTTGGGGTGGTCATCAGGTACACACCCAGCGCAGTCTCCTTGGTCGGCGAATGTACGAGACTGTGGTCCTGCGGGCTGAACAGGTTTTTGCTAGGCAGCAGCCGGTCAAACGCCTCTTTGCGCGCCTCTTCCGACACCGGCACATGGATACCCGCCGTGTCGCCGTCGAAGTCCATGTTGAAGCCACCCACAATCAGCGGGTTGACCTCAACGGCCTTGCCTTGGATCAGTCGCGGCTTAAACGCTTGGATCGAGAACTTGTGCAGCGACGGGGCGCGGTTCATCAGCACAGGCCGATGCTCCATCTCAATCTCGAGCGCCTTGACGGCCAGCGGATCGTTCTCTTCGATCGCTTTGCGTGCTTCGATAGGTGTCTTGCCCATCGACTGCAGCCGCTTGACCACAAACGGCTTGTACACCCGAGCTGCCATCTCTTGAGGCACACCGACCTCATCGAGATGCATCTTCGGGTTCGGAATTACGGTTGACCGCCCCGTAAGATCCTGCGCCCTACCGGACACTTTCGATTGGAAGAACCCATACTTCGGAGCTGTCTTCCCTTTGATCTGTGAGACGAAACCTTGAAAGTTGCGTGCGCGAGTAAGTGGGTCACTCGTTCCGACCACACCTCCCACGGCTCCCGTGAGTGCTTGGTAGAGCGGACGTAGGTTCTCCTCATCAACCCCGAGACGGCGCAGCTCGCGAATCTGGTTGTTGACGAGCATGACTTCCCGGTATCCGTGCACTGCGTCAGCAACACTCAGCGTCCCATCAGGCTGCACCGCAATCTGACGGAACTTGGGCGGAATCACGGGGAGCTGTTTGTTTACATAGGCGTCGGCAGGCTTGATGCCTGACACTTTCAACGCCTTCAAGTACCGCAGCCGCTTGTGCGCCTTATCCAGCCCAGTGCCGCGCTTACCAGCAGCGGCTTTCTCGGTGATCTGAATCTCTTTCTCTACGTCAACGTTATCCAGGATGCGGCGGACACCGTCAGCCCCAGTGATGTTGCCCTCGGCTTCTTCAGTGATCTGACCGTCGGGCGTCACGAACAGCTGACGATCGATGATCTGCTGCAGCTGCTTCTTAGTCTTGAAGGCGCCGACTGCTGCGACAGCATCGATCATCAACGGGTGGACAACCGGAGTTTCGAGGGTGATGTGGTTCCAGCGGTTTCCACCAATGCCGCCTGTCAGGCCAGGATCAAACAGCCCGCCCTTCTCAGGGTTCAGGTTCTTCGCGTTGACTACCAGCGGCTTCTTCAGCTCGCCGCTCGACATCGACAGGATCTCGTTGTCAGTCATAGGTGTAGCTTTGATAGTGCTACCTGACTGCTCGAGATTGATGCCAGCTGCGAGCAACATGGCAATGAACTTCTCTTCTACAAACGGCGTCTGCGGAGGAGGGGTCGGCTGCCCGGTTTGTACCGCGCGCCAGTACTCGTCGTTGCGCTGACTCTTGAGCCCGAACGCGTCGTGCAAGAACGCGGTGGCATCGCCGGACAGCAACGAGAACGTGTCTAGCGCGCCAATACGCTGCGCACTGGCGTCACCGCCTTTGGTCGGCTGTTGGTCAACGGAGTAACGCTCACCAGTAGCGGCGCGTGCAGAGATCTTCTTCGATACCTGGTGCTTCAGCTTGAACCAGGTCATGTTCCCGACGAGCACGTCATCGAGCTGGTCGCCCGTGGTGGGATCAACGATCGTCTCCTCGTCGCTGATTCCAGCGTCTGCGAGCTCCTTCTTGAGCTTCTGCAGTGTGCCGGCAGTGCCCTTCTCGTTGAAGTTGTCTGCGTAGTAGACCTTGCCCGTCTTCTCTGCGAGCTTGCCAGCTGCTGCTTCAAACAGCTGACCAGTATTGACACGCCCCGGCACGCCAGCCGGGTTCATTAGCAGGTCAATGGTCTGGTCATCCTGACCTTTGGGCATTTCGTTGTCCGGAAGGATGCAGTTTCCCGACCAATGACATTTACCGTTTCGTCGGACATATACCAAACCACCAGGGACTGTCACGCAGAACACCTCACCGCTGTACTCAGTGGTGTATCGATCTTTGTTCTGGAACCCCTGCTCAACGCGATCACGGTACAGAGATAAGCACCACTGATCGCGATACTCGTTGCGACCAGCAACAAATCGAATGACCCCGCTACCTCCTGTGAGAACCCAGGCGCGGTGCAAGTCTACTGCAAGCTGTTCTGAGGTTATCGAAATACACATAGCTTGGTGCTTCGGCCGTTTCGCGCCGTCGCCCAAGTTGAACGCGTCTACAAGTCGTGTGAGCGCTGCCTGAGACGTATGAAACCAATGCTCAGGTATGTACTTCTCCCACGCATTACCCAGGCTGTGCAGATACTCGTACACAGCTTTGTTGGCGAACCGGAAATAGCCGTGCCCTCGAGATTTATCGGTGTAGTGGTACTTCCAGGTGATCCCTAACTTGGTGAGCAAGGCCCCGATACGTTTACAGTTGTCGGGATTAGCTACCTGGCTTTGGGCGATATGAATGCGATACTGACGCACTTGTGCGACGCCGTACCGACCACCGGCTAAGCAGCCTTCAGCCAGATACCATCCCAGCAGCTCGGCGAAGTCTTCAGTATTGAACTTACGAAGACAGTCACGCCCTTTAGCTCTTGCTGCTTTTGGTAGTACAAACACTGCGGCAGTGTGTTCAGGAAGCGAAGATTTAGCTGCGTACTGCAGGTACCGACGTCCCTTGACTTCATCAGCTCGCTGGAACTTGTATTCAGCGGTCTGACCGCGATAGTGCTCGATGCGGCTCCACACCCGATGGTCTGGCGTTACCAGATAGTCGAGGTGGTCGTTGGCCACTCCGTACATCGGCCCAGAGTAATCGAACCGATGAAGTGCTTCTGGTGTGACGAACTCAAGACGGCCGCCTATTTGCGCGCTAATCTTATCTGATAGCGTCAGCTCTGAAAACGGCTTCCAGCCATTGGCAGTGAGAATATCTGTCTGATCGTCAAAGCAGGTCACGATGCCCTTAGATCCGTGGCGAGATGACAGCTTGTCACCGACCTGCATCTGCTCTTTGGTGTGGATGTAGACCTTGACAAATCCACGTGACTCCACAACGTCAACAACAGTGCCCTCATATGCACTGTCCCAGACTTCTGAGATGTCTACGAACTTCAAGCCCGCACTGCGGTGCAGCTTGCTGTAGTCGTACTCCGGGTGGTACTCCGCTTCCTGGATAGCGGGGATCAGCACAGTACCCGGAGGCACTGTTGCACCCTTTTTGACTATGCCGGACTCGGTGTAGAGGTCAGCAGGACAGTTGGCGACTTCAGTAGGGAAGGCAGCCAGGTATTTCTTACGCCCGACATGTACCTTCTTCTTGATCTGTACGCGGAACTCATACTTGTGCGTAGAGGTCAGCTTCTTGGCGCACGACTCAGAAATGACGATACCGTCCTCGAAGTTGTACCCCTTCCAGGCGGTGTACGCGACTTTGAGGTTCTTCCCCATAGCCAGCGAACCGTCTTTGGTGAAGTTGTTTCGCGCTACGTCCTGGCCAGCTTTGACACGGTCTCCTACTTTGACGATCGGCTCGTCGTGCAAGTAGGTGTTTGAGTTCAGCGGATAGTTATGCCTAAGCGGCACTTTGTAGACGCGACCACGACTAGGTCGGATCTTGATGTAGTCGTCAGTGACCTCAGTCACCACACCGCCACGAGCCTCGCCAGTGCGGATGTCGACAGCCTTAGGCGTTAGCGCTGACCCAAACAGCTCCTCGTAGCCACCTCCTGCAAGCCGGTGCTGCACTAGAGGCTTGTCGGGGTCTACAAGCCCTACCGACTGTTCAACGTGCTTGTCCCCCATCAACACACGGTTCGCGTGGTTGTTGTTGAGGAATGGCACCATTGCCGTGGTGCTCGAGAAGAACGCGTCAGGCGACACGAAGATGTAGTCAACCTCGCTAGCCTTAACGTCAGCGATCTGGTTGCGCCGACGTGCGCGGACCGACTCGGGGTCTTTCGGCTTAGGTTTGCCATCAAAGCCCTTCTTGGGGTCCTCCGGCATGTTGCTGTACTGGTCAGGGAACGCAACGGTCGTACCGTCGAGGTCCTGAACAGACACCTCGGTGCGCTTACCTGTCGCTGCAACGTAGACAGGCACAAAGAGCGTCTGCCCTTTCTTGATAGCACCAAGCGAGAGGTGGTTGGTCACACCGACCTTATCGCCCTCAGGTGTATGCAGCGGGTCGAGCAGGCTGAAGTGCGACGGGTGTACGGTGCGCACGTCGTCAGTAATGGCGTGCGAGCTCGAGATGCCGCCGTCTCCGATGGTTGTGACCAAGGCATTGACCGAGGCCATGTCCAGCGGGTTGTTCTGGTCGCTGTAGCGCGTGAACTCCGACGTGGTGAAGAACTGGGTGACCGGCTCAGAGAACGTCATCGGCGGGATGACAGAGTCGATCGTCGGGTTCCGCATCAGCTCGAACTTGAGCTTGCGCTGAATGGCAGGAGCAGCGTTCTGGATCTTCTCAGGTACGAAGTCCTCGACTGAGTGGATCGATTTGAACGCCAGAGACTCTTTGTCGTCTGCCTGCGCTTCCTTGCGCGAAACAGCCAGCGCTTTCTTGACGCCTTCGTAGAACGCCGAGCGATCAATCTTGCTGACCGGCCGGCCTACCGTCAGCTTGTTGACAGCAGGGTCCAGCGGCTTTGATTCCATGAACTCCCTGACGAGCCTCATCTGCTCGTCGAGTTCGTTGCTCTGCGCGTAGGGCCGCAGCTTCGACAACATACGCTCTACGTCTCTGCGCAGATCCGCAGCCTCGAAGTTAGTCGGGTAGAGCTCGTTCGTCAGCAACTGCCGGATCTCAGCATCGCGCATCCCCATGCAGCGCAGCACAGAGTAGATCGGCACATGGAAGCCGGAGCCGATACGCAGCCGGATTAGACCCGTATCCCGGTTAAGCAGGATTTTGAGCGTTCTCGACGCTGTGGTGTTGAGGAACACCTCAACCTGGTTGTCGTTAGCATCTGACGTGTAGATACCAGGACGCAGACGAAACTGGCTGACGACTTGGACTTCCTTGCCCTTTACCAGGTAGCTGCCGTTGGCCGTAAGGTGCGGTATTAGCAAGATCGGATGCCGGTTTTTCTCGTCCAGCACCTTGCCACTCTCGTTCTTGATCTTGACGTCAGCTACCAGGACAGCATTGAGCGTGCCCTCTTTGAGCTTCACGTCTCGCTGTCGCTTGACGTCTAGCAGTACGTCAGCACCCACTTTGCGCCAACGGAAGTTGGACGCAGTAAGCGTGCTCTTGTCCCCGATCACCGGGAACTGAGCTTTGACGATGTCCTCGCTTTTAGCCAGGAGCTCCGTGAAGCGCTCTAAGTGCGCGGACTCAATCATCAGCGTCGTCCGACAACCCAGCGAAAAGCTCGTTCAGCTCTTCGTCATCTTCGCTGTTCAGGACGCGCCGTGCTTCTGCCTGGTCATCTCCTTCGCGCAGCTCTTGCTGGGACTTGTAGAGCGGAAGGTTATCGCCCTTCTCGAAGTAGATGACGCGGATGAAGTAGTCACCGGCAGCTGAGGTCTTCTCAGTAGCGCTGATGACTTCGTAGCGCGCCGTATCGTTGTACAGCACCTGCCATCGACGGCAGTCAATGTCCTTGTTCATGTCGAGCAGCTCGATACGTCGAGCACGCGACACGTCCATCTCCTCAGAGTCAATACGCAGGAGCGCAGCAGTGAGCTTGGGCATAGCTCCTTGCTGCTTCAGTCGTTGTGCAACGCCTTGCTGCACTCGGTCTGTGAGGGTCCTGCGTCGGGTCATACCGGACTGTTCTCTCTGCGCGGCGGCTTCTGCTCAGGCAGCGGCTTGATGTCGTTCACCTGATCTTGGATCAGCCTCTGACGCCGCCTGATGGCAGCAGCTAGCGCCGGGTTGGTCTGCTGTAGGACGGCAATCTCATGCTCGATCATGTTCGGCGGGATCGTTTTGAGCATGTTGTCCGACATAGTGTCGAGCATCTGAGGATCAGCCTGCCAAGACGTGTCCCCAGGCTGCTGACCTTGTTGCGGAGCGCCAGCCGCAGCGGACTGATCAGGAGCACCACTAGGTGCTCCATTAGGCGTCCCGCCTTGGTAGGGGTCTCCACCTCCAGTTTGGGCGTTCGGATCCCCTTTTGGTGCGTACTCAGCGATGTAGCCTTGCTCCCGAGCTTCGCGGATATCCGCCTCGAGTGCCTTCTGTTGGGCCACTTGAGCCTTTGCAGCGTACTCAGCCTGGATCACGCTGGCCTGTCCTTGGACCTTGGCAGCCTGCAGCTGCTGACGCTCCATGACTGCCAAGCGCTCGATCTCTTCCTTCTGCTTGCGCGTGTTCTCGCGCTCGAAGTCGAAGCCGAGCTCTTCGATCGTGGTCTGATCGGACAGCGTGTTCGTTTGCCGCAGCGACAGCGCGATCTGCTTCTGCTGCGCGTCGTCCGCCATCTTGAAGTCACGGTGACGCAGGTGAATCGGCGGCATGCCGCACCAGCGCGTCAAGCGCGGGATGACGAAGTCCTTGAGGAAGTTATCGAGCTGCTCAATCTTGTTCAGGAAGATGTTCTCCAGAACACGCAGCGAGATTGACGAGCCAGTCCAATTGAGTCCGCCGTACACAAACTCCTGGGGCGTGTCCAGACCACCAGTGATCTGCTCCCGCACCATCGTCATGTCGTTGTGGACATTGAGCGCCTGCGCGTCACCACGGATGTTCAGCATCTGCGCAGGGAACGGCATGGTGTAGATACCGTTCTGATCACGACGCCACTTCTGGATGATGTTCATCATCTTGTCTGACCAGTCCCCGAGGTCCGCAGCCATGTGCGGGCTGGGGCCGCCAGCGGGTGCTGAGGGCGTGAGGACAGTCAGCGGCAAAACGTGATCAAGCGCAATCGCTTCTTGTGCCCGGCGGTACGTCTGGAAGAGCCAAGCGTCTTTGAAGACCGGGAGAAGCGGCGGGAGCCCGAAAGCGTCGTCCTCCATAGAGACGCTCGGGTTCTTGAAGTGGTAGATGTTGTCGGGATCTAGCTTGACGTTCTTCTTCTCCTTCGTCGCCTTGAGGATCGACATCGGAGTTTCAAGGATTAGATCGCGGTTGGAGTTGGCGTCCTGAACACGCTTACGCAGCCACTGAGGGATGCGGTAGATGTACGTCGAGCTGTCGCTGAACGGGTTGTACCGGACGTCGATGTACTTCGGGTTCCAGCGAATGATCTTGGTTCGCTTCCGGTTCTTGACCGGCCGATCGTAGACCTCGAAGTCTTTGTTCTGCGTCTTGCACTCAGGGCAGTGACCCTCGAATCGGTTGTCGCGGTACTTCCAGTCCTTGTGCGTCCGCGCCATGAACTTGTGCCCGCAGTGCTTACAAATCAGGTGCCGGTCGAACGGTCGGTAGATGGACGCAAAGGCGTTGCCGTAAACCTCGTTGTCCAGCAGCAGCTTGTACTCCGCCTCGCGCAGCTTGATGTTGCGCTCGAGCAGCTCACGCCACGCTCTAGTTGAGTACGAGCTCTCAGACTCGTAGATCAGCGGTGTGATGACATACGAGCACTTCTTGTTGATCGTCGGAGCGATCTCGGAGTGCGTCGTGTAGAGGTACAAGCACCACCGAAACATCTCCTTGACGGAGTTCGGGATGTAGCTGGTGCTCGGGTCGAAGAACGGGTGAGCGTAGTTGCCTAGCCCGCGTCCTCTGCTGCCAGAGCCTGACCGGTTGCCAAGTGAGTTACTGGATTCGAGGCTCATAGATCACTTAGGCACGGCCATTTGGCCAATCTTGTTGGCTACGTACAGATCGATGTTGTAGAGGCGATTCGACTGTACCTGAACGACATCCTCTAGATCAGGGTTGTCATTCCGCTTGGGCTGAATCGCGCGAATAAGGTCTTTGTACTCAGCGTCTGGTTCAGGCTGAGCAAAGGCAAGCATAGCTGGGTACTTGATCAGCCCGTCGCGTCGGCAGCACGCCTGCACGTACCCCTGCACTTCACGGCTGAACGTGCGCTTCTTGAGCGGCAGCAAAGCTCGAAGAGCATACTCAAGCTCCTCGACCGCGACCGGCTCGAACAAGTCAATGTCGTAAGGCAGATCGTTCATCGCCAGGCACGTGTTCTCGAACACGTGGGCATCCGTGAAGAATCGATCTGTGAGCTTGAATGCCCGAAGAGCCATGATCTTGCTCTTCACAATGTCCGAGCACTGAGCGTGGAACTCGCGCTCAATCTCGGACCACAGCGTCTCCGGCTCCCATTCCAACCAGGCGCCACCAAACTGCTTACTCAGCAGCTCTTGGTAGACGCCTGGAAGTATGTGGTGGGCGCGAAATACGCCCGCAAGCTCTTTCATCAGCCAAAGTACTCGTCGAGGGCTTCGCGGTACGGCCCATCGAACTCAGACTTCAGATCTCGAGCAACGCTGGCCGTCTTGACGTACGAAGTATCCCATCGCGGGAACCTGTTCTCAAGATCAACCAGGAACTGATCCTTGGTTGTCAGACCCTCCGCAGGAGCCAGCTTGTGCTGTGCCTCCATGCGCCGAAGCTCGTTGGCTGTCTTGCGCAGGTCCATACCACCGAAGCAGGCAAGGTACGGGTCGCGCATCTCCGGGCCGTATTTGGGACGAAGGCCAGCTGCACGATCGAGCGTTTCGATCTCTTGGGCGAGCTTGATGCCGTCCTGTGGGTCGTCTAGCACCGGCTGGTGGTTAGCCAGCTTGGTGTAGATGTCCGAGAACTCAGTGCCCTCTGTCAGGGTGCTTCGGTCTCTGAGCTCGCCCTCGAACCACGGGCCCAGAATCGGCTTCGGCACGTAGTCCCAGACTCGATCGTCAGTGATGGCAGCAGTTCCAGCCTGCTTGAGCAGGCCGTCCGCAAACTCACAACGATCACGCGGAGTCATCTTGGAGTAGTTGCGAACGAACTGATCCTGCAGCACTTCGGCGACCTTCTCGAGGCTGCCAACGCACTGCTGCTCCGGGGCCTGCTCTACCACCACTTGAATGACGGTCGGGTCCGCATCGCTCGCTGCTTCTGCCAGCTTCTGCAGTCCAGAGCTGGGCCGGAGGCCGTAGTGCTCGAACGCTGCATTGATCCGCGAAGCAGCCGTCTTCACCACATCCTCGGGCAGCGACTCAGCGTTGCTCTCGAGATACGCTGCTGAGAAGAACGCAGCTGCGCGGGTGTGGATCGGGTATCGGCGTTGATTGACACTACCGTCAGCGATCTTCACGGCGAAGGCGCGGTCGGGAAGCGAGTCAATCTCGTGAGGGTGGGGGAGCTCCTTACCGAAGAGCTGTTGGGCGTCGATGCTGTTGACGAACGAAGGATCGTCATACGCATCGATCACCATCCCGGCGAGTTTGAACATCAGTTCTTGGCCTCCTGGCCGTCCTTGGTCTTGGCAGCAGGCTTTTTGTCCTGCTTAGCGTCCTTGTCGTCCGCTTTGCCCTTACTCGGCTTAACCGTGGCCTTGGCCGCCGCACCAGCCACATCAGGCTTCTTACCTGACGCCTTCGGCTCAGCCTTTTCGGACTTTGCCTTATCTGCTGCTTTGGCCTCAGCCTTCGGTTCGGCCGAACCCTTAGACCCAGATGCCCGGGTCTTAACAGCCGCAGCTGCACCGGCTGTAGCCGGATTCTTAGCTTCTGCGATCTGCTGTTCGAGTTGCGTGTATTGGAGTCTGAGTTTTGCGTTCTCTACCAGCGTCTGGAGTCGCTGGTTCTCTGCCTGCACGGGATCGATCATCATCCCGGGCGGAGGCGCTGCACCGACAGCGGCGTCTGCAGGCTGCTCGGGAGCGGCAGGACCGGTTTGCGTAACCTCGTCCGGCACTGCAGGGGCCTGCTGAGCGGCAGGATCACCCTGCGGCTTGGGGGCTTTGGCTGACGGCATCTGCTGCCCAGGAAGGCTGCGCTGCTGTGTAGCGTCCCACTTGAGCTCGATGTTGGCGAGCTTAGCCAGGCCGTCTACGTAGCCGCGGTAGAGGGTTCGGACGTTCATTTCGTTAGTCCTTGGACTACTTCAGCTTAGGAGTATGCGATGAACGAACCGGTGTCGCCCCAATCGTTCGCGCCCAGCGTAGCACCTGCGATGATGCTGCCGTTTGCGAACTGAAGTGCGCAAACAACTGGTGTCGCTGTGGTGAACGAAGCATCGGGGTACGTGTTGTTCACGCCCGGCTCGGGAACATTCATCGTGATCTGGATCTCGAACGGAGACACCAGCTTAGTTACTGCAATGTTCTCGAACTTGACCCCGTAGAGGTCAGAGGCCACCGCAGTCACGGCAGGGGCCTCAGTGGTGGCAACTGCTTCGCGCAACCGCACGGTCAGCGTCACGAAACCACCTTCAGTGCCCGGGCCCACTTGCGACTGCAGCGAGCGCGCTACATCGAGCTGTGTGGCGCCTTGGGTCGGATCGACATTCACCTTAGGACCACGAGCGTGTTGCCCGTAGCGAACAGTGGTGCCGATAGAGGTCAGTCCTCGCGCATTCCCCGCACCAGTTGCGTCCACAGCAGCCAAGTCCCACTCGCCAGCACCGTCAGGGTGCGTAGCAGGCCGGTTGAGCCATACCCGCGCTCGGAGGTTGCTGTAGGGGATTGATGCCGGAACACGCGCGATGATCTCGTCTGTGCTCTGCGTGACAATTTCTACCACCTCAATCCGATCCTCGGACAGTGCGGCGCTCAAACCAGGACCAGGCGGCGTCTCTTTGATGTCAGAGCTGACCGAGTCATCCTCTTCACCGACGATCTCTAAGTACACACCAGGGTCGCTAGCCGGATCGCCCAGACCGCCAGGATCGACGTTGGCGCTACCCAGGTTGGTGCCCTGTATGCGTAGCAGTGCTGTCTTGTCCGTGTTCGGAACCGGCGCAACAACCGTAGCTGCGTCAGGATCAGCGAACTCGTTATACAGCGTCAAGCCTGTGATCGTCGGATCGCCAGCCGGCTGCGAAAGGATGAACCCAAGGTTTCCTGCACGCAGCGTGTTGCCGCCAAGGTAGTTGATCGCAACACCGAAGCTGCGGCCCGCTGTAGAGGCTGCGATGTCTACCGAGTACACCAGCTGCGTGCTGCTTGACGAGGTCAAGGTAGCACTCGAGAACGCCGTGTCGTCGCCGCTATCAAACAGCGAGTACGAGTAGTTCAGCGCACTGGCTCCTGACGGTACTGAGCCGGGAACAAGCCCGGTTCCGTAGATAGTCAGCGTTGCGCCAGTTGTGCCTTCGTACGCAGGTGTCAGCACAGCGCTGCGAACACGCGGAGCAGCGGGCTGGACGATGCGGGCTGACGTACCAGCCGTCACAGTCTGCGACAGCGTCGAGTCTGTGATCTTGGTGGTCACCAGCTTGCCTGCTTTGTTATCTGCCCAACGAACAAAGCCGCTGATACTTGACGTCGTTGCCGCTGTGATCGTTGTTGACGCAGCCACGGTAGTACCAGTTGAGTCAACGAAGTCAACTGTCAAGTTACTGCCTGTGCCGTCTTCAGGTGCAAACCGACCAGCGATCGTGAACTCGCTGTACAACCCTTCAGCAGGTGCACCGCTGAAAGACGTCGGGTTAACCGAGCTGGTGAATGGGCCACCGCCAAATGTGGCGCCGAGCGTACCGGGGTTACTACCGCCGCCGCCAACACCTAAGGACTGGACAAACTCCAAAGCTGACAACGCCACAGTGGACGGGCCGGTACCTCCTGGCGCAGGCTGCTTGGTGATCACTAGGTCTGCCGTATCGCCGAGAGCGGCAGTGCCGTTAAGCTGAGCGGAGATTGTCCACACGTTGCCTACAGGGTTAGGCAGCACTACGAAGGAACTGAAGTACCCGCCGCTTGTGGTGATCGTCGGAGGGCCGCCATCAAAGTTACTAGCGGCACCAATCAGGTCGATCTCAATATTGAACACCGCTCCTGGGGCAGCAGCATTCGACAGATCTAGCTCACCAGGTAAGTGGTCAGCAGCAGGCAGCACTTGAATGCTGTTGAACGTCGGATCCTGATCGAACGTGATCTGACCGGCAGACGACACGTTAGAGTACTGGCCATCCGGGTTCCGAATGACGATGTCGAACGCACCTGTAGGAGTTACCGTTGCGAGCGTATCATCGGGGTCGATCACATTGAGCGGAATGACCCAATCCCCTGCGCCGCCTGCGGGGATAGCCGGCGTAGCCCCGGCCACGCTGATGTACGTCGGATCCAGTCGTGTTGTTGCAGTAGTGATCGCACCTGACGTCACCACCAAGCCCGGAGCGTAGAACTCAACCGAAGCTCCGTCGACGATAGCTTCGACATTCAGCGTGATCTGGTTGTCCGCTGAGCTATCGTTCTCGATCACACCAGCTGACGCTGTGTTGATGATCGCAGGCTCTGCAGGCGTAGTGCCCGCAGCTACTTGACCAAAGTTGATTGTGAGCTCTTGGCCGGCTTGCCCTTGATCGAAGGCGAGTTTGTTTCGATACGTGACAACGATGTTCTCGCCTTCTGTCGCTGAAAGCTCTTGAAGCTCTAGGGCAAAGACCTTAGTAGCACCGGAACCATTAGCAGAGAAATCAGAGTCAGTGAGCGTTGTGCCGTTGTTAGCAAAGCCCGACACGAGATCAGCCTCAAACAACCCTGTCTGACCGGACTCCCAGTCGCTATGGGAAAGGCTCGCTAGGACTGTGACGATGTTGCCGGCTTGGGTGATCGGGTCGGTACCATCACTCGGATCGATCAGGATGGCTCCGTTTGAACTTAGGGGCCGTGCGCTGATCTCGCTGACTAGAGCAATATCGAACGCACCGAACTCAACGTTGCTGGTCTGGTCGAAGACACGAATGCGAAGGTCTGTTCCGCCAGTAAGAGCAGCGGTGAAGAAGTCATTGTTGATCTTCCACGTGCCCCAGAACCCGTTGTTCTCGAACCCGATAGAGTTGGGCCCTATAGCCGGGTTGAACTGAGTTGTGCCGATAGAGCCGTCAGGTAACGGCGCACCGCTAGGCACTGTGTTCGCCATCGCTGTATCCGGCATGTTGATTACAGCAAAGCTAGCCTGAACCTGCGCGTTAGGGTTAGCGAACACGTACGGAGCAGATACGTTAGGCGGTAGCCCGTCTGTCGGTAGAACGCTGTTTGCGTCACTGATGCTCCACACCGGTCCGTCGCCCGCTTGACTCCAGTACCCTTGGCCAACCGGCATGTCGATGCCGGAGAAACCAAACAGCACTACATCACCTTCGGTAAGACCGTTGGTGATCGGCTCCCAGCTAGGATTAGTGGCGTAGGGGTCGTACTTGAACTTGGTCAGCGTGACCGGGTAGTCAAATGGGTTACCCTGCGCGATGCGCAAAGCTCCGGGGAACTCTGCTGACCAATCTGCAGTGTTCGTATTGAACTTGGGCGTCAGCCTAATGGTGAACGTTGCGCCTTTCGGCAGCACCGACAGCGCTGTTGTAGCTGCTGCTGAGATCAACTTTCGCTGGCTACCTGTATCGTCGATAGTGATCTCTTGATCACTGAACACGATCATGCCGCTCAGGAAGCCCAGCGCTCCCGGGCCGTTGTAGGTCGGATACAGCTGTGTGCCAGCCGGAATGAGCTGCGCGTTGGCAGAGTTCTGCATCCAGCCTTGACCGCCGCTGTAGTACAGGTCTTGATCGGTGAAGATACTGACCTGCACTAGCTGCTGGGAGTCAGCTACGTTGTTGTTAGCGTCCCACTGACCTTCGGGCAAGTTACTGCCTTCAAGTATGAGCTCGCTCAGTGCCGCAGCGCCTGCACCGATAACAGTGGCAGTTGGTACGTAAGGGATGCCTGACTGAGATGCAGCAGGCGCCGGCGGCTCGCAGAACACCGTGAATGATCGCGGCTCTGCTACGTTGGTCTCCACCACCAGGAAGCCAACATCGTTGCCGTTCTGCGCAATAACCTCAGAGTCAATGACCCACGTAGTGCCGAAGATGTTGGGGCCGTCGTAGTCAAAAGGATCGCCGACATCGAGGATGCCACCGTTGACGAACGGATCGCCTACGTCGACGCCACCACCTGTGGTGCCAGGCGGGCAGCACGGCTCCCCACCACCTCCGGGATCAATGTCGGTCGTCGGTAGCTCGCCGGGGGTAGGCAAGAAGATGTCATCTTGCGAGGTGACCGTGACGCACCGCACGCGCATCTGGAGCGCGCTGCCTGTCCGGACGTCGTAGCCAACACCAAACCCGATGCGACCAAATTCCGGCTCAACCGGGTTGGACGTAGCGAACACCTGGTTGATGAGCTCGTCGACCTTCGAGTAGAAGCTCCGCTGCTGCGCCGTGGCGGTGCTGGCGGGGCTGCAGGTGAAGGTCGCGGCCAGTCGGTAGTTGTAGTAGTAGTGGAACGTGATCGCCGGAGTGTCGTTGTCGAGTTCCGACTCTACCTTGGCTCGTGACACCGAGAACTCGTGACAGCCCTCGAGGAACTCTTGCGTCAAGTCACCTGAGTAGCCTGTGACCGGCGTGAACAGCGTGTCGATCGCCGTAGTCAAGTCAACAGTGACTTGGGGCGACGGACCTGTGCTCGTGTCAACGCTGAGCTGGTAAGTTAACAGGTTGGAACCTGCGGCCTTGCTAATCAGCAGCGAAACGCCTCTTAGGGTAGGCCGGTTAACACCTCCCACCTGCGGAGTGCTCAGCAGGTCCAGGCTCAGCGTGACCGCATCACCTGTGGCCACCAGGTCCGTTGCGCCGTCACTGACGTCGTCGACTACGACAGTGACGCGCTGAACCAGGCCGTGAGGTACGTGACAATCAGCAAGCGATGTGACGGCGCCAGTAGTCGCCTCAGGCACAATCAGCTCAGCTCGAGTGCCTGCGCCGGACCCTGCGTTGTTTCGCACAGCAAACGACGGCCCGTCTGTCGTGACGTCAGTGGCCCAGCACTGGTCGCCAAGCAGCGTGCCTACGGGCCAGTTGAAGTTGTCGGTCCAAGCAACTGCCGCAGACGTGGTGGAGTTATTGAGCAGCTCCTCAGCCGCTGTTTGCGCCTGGGCGGTGACCAAGACCACGCCGCTGGACAGCTCCTGAATAGAGGTGTTCGCGAACTGGATCTCAGTGACGTTAGTGAACTCGTCACTGTTGTCGGCATTGGTGACCTTGCCCAGGGTCTCGTCGGTGAACGGACCGTGGATCGACGCATCCGCAATATGCGTATCGATCTCCGCGTGGGTGTTGGTCCCCGCGTCATTCAGATTGGCGTGGTCAATCTTCGGGCCCTGGCCGTTCACACCAGAGTGGCTGTGCCCGACCTCCCCTGCGCCAGAGAACTGATCATCAAGAATCTGGAAGTTCTCATTTACCGGGACATCCCACTCGTTTTTGTTCGAGCCTTTGTCCGGCAGGTTGAGGTTCAGGTTGTTCGACTTGGGATCAGCCATTATTCAGCCCGGCGCATGTTCTGCTGGGTTCCAGAGATACTCGAGATGTCCGCGTGCGCTGCGTCGGGCACGACGAACTTCAACGCGTAGCCAGCGGCGGCGATCTCCAGTGTGACCAACGCACCACGGACAAGAGGAGCCGCAAAGACCCCATTCTCGTCTACCGTGGTGACGAAGGCGCGATGTTCCTTGAACAAGGATTGCCGTACCAACAGCGGAGTGTCCTTGTCGTGCACGTAAAAAAGAGGCCGTGCGATTCCATCAGACTGGCCGGTGACATCGACCAGCCGGCCGCTCACAACGCAGATAGGCTCCTCAGTGCGGTAGGCCGCGACTGTGCTGGTGAGCACCTGCGTGTCGAACTCCGCTGAGCTCGGGCTAGACAGGTCTTGCTCCAGCCGCGAGATCCGGTACTCCACGTTTTGAGCCGCGCCAGCAGTGCCGTAGTCCGTGACGTCTACGAAGACCGGCCAAACAGAGAAGCCGATGATCGTGTAGTCGGTGACCCCAGGGGCTCTGGATTCGATCTGGTAACCCGTGATGGGCACGGTGGCTGGCTCCCAGGTCACCACCGTCGATGTGGCCGGGCGTGCCTGGAGCGGGTAGAACGAGTAGGCGTTCCAGCTCGAGCCATCGGCTAAGGTCGCGTCCTGCCACGTCCAGCGAATGCTGAGCAGCGCGCCAGGGAACAGATCAGAGTCGGAGAGCTCGAGCCCTGTGACCTCGTAATACGTCCCCTCAGCGTCTGAGAGCTCCGATATCGAGGGATACGGGCTCGTGGGGCTCGAGGGAATAGGCGAGAGACCGGGCGAGTACGTACCGAACGTAGGGGCGTACACCAGCTCGCTGAGCTGGTTGTAAACCTCTGCTTCTAAGCCATCTACGGCCTGTCCGACGCCTGCGTCGTCACGGATGCGGAGCGTAAAGCTCGGCGTAAAATCAACCACTTGGTACCTCGGCGGGACTACACCTGAGTCTCCTCAAGTGTAGACCCGCCAAATGGCTGGCTGTCAATTACCGCCTAGTGGCCCCCGCACAGGAGGCATCACCAGTGCGAGCTTGACCGGCACGAACTCGATCAACGCGTGCTCGTCTTGGTAGTCGAGAGCCTCCTCTAAAGAGGCAAAGATCAGCGGTGCTGATGAACCTTCAGTGGTCACGCATTTCTCCGCGCCACGCCAGGAGATGTCTGGATAAGGCGAATGCAGTACCCAGCATTCGTAGTCAATCGTGAGCTTCTTCGTGGCGAACTTCATGCACTGTGAGTCCTGCTTGGAGTGCCTGCTTGACGCAGTTCTTGGTACCGGACCCGCCAGGGAACGCCACGATTGTGCGCGCGATCCCTAGATCGATCATCTCCTTGTTGCGAATCGGTCCAGCCGCTCGGCCGTGCTTGTCCCAGTCCGCCGGAACGGTGAGGCAGCGCACAGCGCGATCAGCTGCCCAGACACGGGCAAGATGGTCTGCGCCTTCTGCTCCACCCTGGATAACCATGGTCGGTTTGAGGCGGTCTAGCACTTCGTAGACGCGGGTGGTGTCGCTGTAGGTGCTACCGCCAGTGACGATGACTGCGTTGTTTCCAGGGTCTTCCATTTCAAGCCGGAACAAGGGACTGCTGCACGGTTTGGGGAGCGTCGAGAACAACTTCGTAGCGTTTGTTTTCGACAGTGGCGGATGAGGGTCCTACCCAGGTGTGCGCTACGAACACCTGGCGAGGCGTGCCGTCGTGGTTGCGACGATAGCGCTCATGACGAAGAGTCTTCCAGTGCGCTCTGCGCGCATGACCGTGAGTGAGCTGACGGCCAGCCTCACTCGACGCATCGATCTTGAATGTCTCTCGGATCTGCTTTCTAGTCAAGAGGGTGTAGTTGGGGCGTTGCCACCCACGGCGGATAGCACCCTTCTTCGGCTTAGAGCCGGTAGTTGCTTGTGATTTCACCAACCACCGGTCGCCGCTGTTGAGCAGGCAAAGCTCTTCGACTGCTGTGGTAGGGTGGGTGATGAAGTCCTGCCGCGTAGGTGCCCACCTATCGTTGTCGTCCATCATCTGCTCTTCAGTCAGCGGACGATCAACAATCACGAGGTCCTTTGCGTACATCTGCATACCGAACGGGACGACGCCGACTTTGTAGTCCGGCCCGGGGCCATCACCGTCACCTTCCGCCATGCGAAACACGCCGCTAAGGATGTAAGTAGCGCAGCCCCGCAAGTCCCTCCTGTCTGTGGTGACGCCGTACATGCGCCGAAAGTCTGCCAGGATGTCGGCATCGGCGTCTTTGTCCATGAACCCGTCACCTGTCACGGCCGGCATGAACACTGCGAAGCCGCGCACGCTGTCCGTGCCGAAGTCGCGCTTCTCTCCTTTCGCAGGAAGCATGTCACTGAGCTTGATACTGCCAGGATCCATCCCCTGACTTCGCGTAGAGATGTCAAACAGCACCACACACGATCGCCGATCCTCCACCGCTGTCACCGGAAACGGCAACGCGAACATGCTGAAGTCCTGACTGGCGAGCTCTGCCTTGTGCTTGCGCATCTCCTCGTTGGGGTCGAACTCGAAGTGAAACAGTGATGCTTTGCGCAGCAGCTGCCCGTACTGCTCATCGAGCCGAGAGTGCCATTCGCAAAGCCGACACGCCTGGTCAAAGATCGGTGTATTACTCATCGAGTGCCGCGCAGTCATCAAGTACTTCGGCGAACGCTAGAGCATCTGCGTACGATCCATGTAGATTCTTTCCTTTCTGGAGCTTGGCCCAGAACTCTTGTAGTGAGTGCCGCTCGCTTTCTGTTTCGGCACAGAGGTGCAGCACCTCTTCTTCTTGCTGCTTTTGTGTGCGGATCAGCTTCACGCTAGGTCCTCTCCTCTCTCGATCTTGGTAGCGCAGCTATCGCAGTAGGCGTATTGCGGCAGCAGCTTGACTTTGCGCTGGCAGCCTTCGCAAGTCTTCTCGACTGACTCCTGAGCGACGCGGTCGTAGAACTCCTGCATGTCAGGATCGTCCATGTCAGCCCAGTGGCCGAAGTTGTCGTCGTAGTAAACGCCAGACATGTTGCTCCTTGGTTTGTAACGAACGCGGACAAACTACTCATGACACAAAAGAAGCCCGCACTACCGAAGCAGTACGGGCTCTTATCACAGCGTGGAAGTTACTCAGTGGGCGGCCAGGCGTCCGGGATCTCTACCGACTTCTGCTGCGCTTGCATCGCAGCCTGACAGTAGAGGCCGAGCGCGCGCATGATCGCAGCGCTGGTGCGCGCGTCCATCGAGATGTGAGAGCGTGTGCCTTCCGCGCTCTCGTAGACCAAGCAGATCTGCATCTCACCTTGGTCTCGATCCATGCCAACAAGCGTGTAGGCGAGATCCTCGCTCGTGATGGAATCCATGCAGAAGCCGGTGTCGATGTCGGCCTCGTCTTCAAAAGGGTATTGCATTGTCACTCCGTGGTAGACCCCTGACGGTGAGACTATGTTAGCGCTCGCGTTGCGCTACCGAGCCCTTCTCCTTGATAGGTTCTTCTACTCGCACGTAAGTGTCGAGCGTCTCTCGTATTGCGCGAACAGCGCAGTCTCTGGATGACGAGAGCCGGAACGCTGTGGTCTGTAGGAAGTCCTTGGGCCGACGGATGCGGAACGTGACGGTGTAGTCCACCTCTGCCTCATCCTCGAGCGCATCGATGCCGTTGTGCTTGATGTCCAGCACTTCACCGGAGATGATCGTCACTTGATGCGGCCGGCTAGGAGTCTCTTCAGTCATCAGTTCGTCGGGTAGAGAAGCTGGATCTCGTCACCAGCCTCGAGAAGACGCCGGTCTTGCGTGAACGTGATAGACAACCCATCACCGGCGATCGTGTAGTCAATCCCACTGACCAGGGCCGCACCGTTCTGGAAGACCAGCATGGTGGCAGCCACCGTCACAGCGGGGTTGATGTCTATGGCTACATCCTGCCCTGAGCTCCCCAGGCCAAGCAAGCTCCCAGGCACACATCCTTCGATCTTGTTCCAAACCTGCCCGCTGACTGAAGATGCGTCCAGCCGCTGGCCCAGGCTCTGCCCGATGTAGAGGAAGCCGGTGAACCAGAAGTCAGAGCCCTCCGGCACACCTACCTCGTACGGGTCGTCCTTGGTGAACACCAGGATGCCGGTGCTCGGATCCCACAGCGGACCAGCCGGGTGGTCAGGTAGCAGCTCACCACCGAAGCGAGGCGACGGTGTGCCGTACCACAGCTGCGCAGCGTATGTCTGACCTTGGCTGTTCTCTTGTGGGTTATCACCGTCCACCCACGAGTCCAAGAAGCCTACGCCTGGATCTTGTGTAGCAAGAGGCGGAGTAAGGACAGACGCGCCTGTGACAGCGATCCAGCCCCGGTTGTCGGGGACACTAGGGATCTGTACGAGCTTGAGCCCGCTGTTCGGCGGATCTGAAGTGTCGCCATAGCGCCGTACAAGCGAAGTCGTTCCTCCATTGATCAAAGCTGGCGCAGGGATCTCCAACTCCTCACCAACAGTTTGATACGCACTGACAGTTACGTGGCTAGGTAACGACGTGGTGCCACCAGCCGGCGCAGGATCCTCACCAGGGAAGAAAACCTCAGAGAGGTGCGCCTTGTTTAGCAGTCGTTTAACTGCCCATGACAGCCACGCCTCTTGCTGATTAGTAAACGTCGCCATCACAAGCAATCAAATAGAGATAGCTCAGCAGTTCCACTTGTCGAGCGCAAGCTTCTTCCGCGTCGGTTTGCCGCTCTTGTCGTGCATCGGCCCCGGCATCCCGCCCATCCGTGCACAGAAGCTCTTGCGCCTCTTGTCCTCGCTTGAGCCCGGCTTGATCTTGCTCGGGTCCTTGGTAACCGCCATCTTAAGCTTGCTGCCTGGATTAGCTTCTCGATACGACTGAACACCTTTGCGGTTCAGCCCGCCCGTCTTGCTCTTGCCTTCGCTGCGAGTCCATGCAGGTGTCTCCGACGCTTGTTTCTTGAGCTTGCGCTTACGCTCTTTCGCCTCTTCGCCGCCTGCGTGGCCGTCTATGAGCGACTTGGAGGCGTAGATGTCGGTGCGGCGTGCGGCGATCTTCTGCAGCTCGTCCTCGAAGCCACGAAGCATCGCTGTCTTGGCCACGTGCGCGTTGTCGATCCAGTTGGGGTAGGGCCGACCGTTAGCTGCAGCGCGTGCTTTTGCTCGAGACTTCTGCTCGGGCGTCAGCGTCTTGCTCTTACCTTTGGCTTCCTTCGGGTTCTTCTTGTCCCAGGGAGCCTCCTCAGCCGCTTTGAGCATCCCGCCGCCAGTGAGAGAGCCGGCAGCTCGGCTGGTGATGTTGTTGCTGCTCAACGTGTTACGTAGGTGGTTCGGGGCACTGACTTGACCCATCATCGGCTTCGGCGGCTTGTTCATCTGCATCGACCTTATCGGCTTGAGCGAAGGCGGCTTCGGCAGCGCCTTGAGCATACTGAGAACTGCAGCTGCTTTCACCAGCCGACCGTCAGCTGCGACGCCCGGGGGTCGGGCAGTAGTGTCTTTCTTCACGCGACTTGCGTACCTGCCTGCGGCGTAGATCAGCCCGGCAACAGCAGCACCTTTGATGGCGTTGTTGCGAGCGCTGTTGCGAATAATTTTGAGCCCAGCTTTCCCCAAGTCTTGTGCACCTTGGTTGTAGCTAGATGAGATTCGGGCGCGAGTACTAGGGGAACCGGCTAAGTACTGCGAGCGCATTGCGGGGTCAGTCTTGATTGCCTTAGCAACAGCCCGTGACGCTCCCGACCAGCGAGCTGATTGGCCCGCTTGACGCGCCACCTTGCTGTCAAGACCTTGCAGGCCCTTGGTGATGTTGTCGGCCGCACGACGGAGACCCTTGTAGTAGCCTCTTACTGCGCCGAGGGCCGCACCGGTGATTACGACCTCGCCATATCGCTTAGCTCGATCACTCACGCGCCGCTACTCCAGGGGGTGTCAGTGGATTGGTTGAGCATCTGCAGTTGGGTGATAACAGTGCGCAGGCCGATGCTGCCGTGAAGTGCGATGCGGACTACTGCCTGGTTGCTGGTGTTGCCGGTAGTGAAGGCACCGGCCCGCCAGTAGATGTCAACGTAGCCAGCGCCAATCGTGATGCCTCCTGTGTCTGCCGCACCGTAGCCGTCCTCTCCAGACTCGTACAGGCTGGAAGCACCTGTTGTGAGCATGTCGAGCCAGCCGGTCTTGCCGGGGTTACCCAGCGGCGTATCAGCGTGCACCGAGCTCTGGTCGCCAACGAACTTGATCTCCGCGCTGATACCACTCAGGGTCGGGACCGGAGAAGCGCTGGGGCCGACGTTGTACCAGCTGCCAACGAAGTCAGGGCTACTGAGCGGAGAGCTGTAGCTCTCGTATGAAGTTAGCGCCGGAGAGGCGGAGGCATCCCGCAAGTAGCCGTACACCCGCAGACGACCCTGGTTGGCCGCTGTGCCGCTGGTGAACAGTCGGTAGTAGACCACTGAGCTCTGAGCCGAGTAGTCGGTGTAGTAGTCGTAGGACGGGCTACCGTAGCTGCCGTAGACGTTGAACGGGCTGCTCAGCGCAGGCATCTGCGTGCGTGCATCGTACTCCGTAGCTGTGTTGTAGCCGGGGTGTACGAGGCCGAGGTCGCTGACCTGCGCCGGGCGCGACGTGCGTGTGCCCGGATTGACCGCAAACGTCTTGCCCGAGCGGGCCTCAGCTGACGGCGAGCCGTCAGTCACATTCCAGGTGCTTTCCGTGCCTAGCGCCGTGAGCTCCGCACCACTCGGCCAACCGTACGTGCCAGATTCGAGCACGTCCCCTGCCACGGGCTGGGTAGTGAACGAAGTGAAGATGGGGCTGGTAACGGGGCTAACGAGGTCGGTCCCACCCCATGTGTCGGGGTAGATTCGATACTTCTCACTGGCGAAGGTTTCGACAGTAGTCGTACCGACAGAGGCGCCGGCCCGTCCGAGGTGTAGTAATCGCCCATACGGAGAGCCATACGGGTCGGAGAAGTTCAGCACCACATCCGTGTCGCTGACGAACACATCGTTGAAGTTGATCGTCAGGTCACGGCTGGTGTAGCCGTCCGACGCCACCAGCGCGGTCATCGGCTGAACCGTGTCGTACGGATCAGTCGGTGTACCGAGCAGGAACACCGTTTCCGGGCTAGGGATCCACGTAGCGTCTTGCGGGCTGGCATACGTGGTCAGGTAGTACTGCAGGTCGAACGAGTACGTACCGTCGCTCGCATCCGCTACGGTCAGCAGGTTCTGCTGGTACGTGATGTTGTAGAGGTTGTCCGCATCGACGTAGAGGCCCCAGTTCTCCGAGGCAGTGACGTGCGGGATGCCCGACACGTAGCGGATAGCCACACCGTTGTCGATGCTCAGCTCCGCCGTGTTGATCACCGGATCGGCCGCGCCTGTGTACTGATCCTTGAAGATCTCAATGCTGTTGGTGCGGTTGACTCCCGAACCGGTGTCATGGGAGATACGTACCCGGTTGAAGCCAAGGGGCGCCGGGAAGTCCGTGAATACCGGATTACCTGAAACGCGTAGCTCGAACACAGGCGCTGATGTGTTATCCAGACCGAGATAGTCAACCGCTTGGAAAGCGATCTTGGTCGTGGGGCTGCCACCGGGCTGCACAGGGTTGCTACCCATGTGGGTCGCCACGTCGCTGTAGTTAGGAGGAGATCCTCCGATAGCTGTAAGCGCGTTGCCGTAAGTCAGCGATATGTCAAGCTGCTCCAGCACTGTCCAAGTGCTCGGTGACGGGCTAGCTGTGCCCAGCTCGAGCGAAAGCGTGCCTGCGTTGCCCGGATCGCCGAACGGAGTAGTCACAACACTGAACGTCGTGCCTGCCGTGCCGGCTACCAAGTTGGTGACCAGATCACCCGGCTTGTACCCCGGTGACGCGTAGACGATGGTCGGGCTGCTGTCAGACAGGTAGCTCTGCTGGAACGCAGGGATGTAGGTCTCGTTAAGCGTCGACAGCGCACCTGATTCGCTGGCCGTGGTGAACTGCGAGGCCAGCGCAGTGTTGATCGAAAACAGTGCATCTTCAATCGTCATGCCTGACGTCAGCGTCAAGTACCCGGAGATGTCTTGATCCAGCGTGAGGAAACGCGCTGTGTGCGAGTGACCACCTGATACTCCGCCGGTCGTACTAGTGCTGACTGCTGCAGCACCAGAGAACAGCGCGTTGATGCGCTCCTTGTCTGTAGTGCTGTGCAGTCCTGCTTGCGACGTAGTGGCATCCGGGATGTTGGTACCAACAACAACCTCATTGGTCCCGGTCGAGAAGGTGACGAAGGTCTGGCCCGCGTGAGCAGCATCTTCGCCAGCCGTCAGCTGAATGTTCTGCGAACCATCAGGTGCAACACTGTTGATGGTCGCAACGCCCGGATCAGCGTCTAGGCGAATCTGATTGGCCGTAGGCGTGACAGTCAGGTAATCACCGGCCAGCAGCGTCAATGCACCCAGCGAATCGAACTGCACTGAAGTGCTCGAGCCGCCCAGCTGCTCAGCAACAAGTGTCGCAAGGAACGACAGCTGAACAGTAGAGGAAGCTGAGAACTTGTTGATGCCCAGCGCGCCGCTAGCAACCGTCAGCCCAACGTTGCCTGCGGCATCCGGCTCGATCTGAGCCAGTGACAGCAGCGGGTTGGACGGAATGGCATCAGACAGCTGCGCTAGGATCGCAGCGTCAGTCGACCCAGTCTTGTTAGCCGTACGGATGAGGGCATCCGCATCGAGGTTCCCGAGGGTACGGCGACGACCGGCCACAACCTTGAACGGTGCCGGAGGTACAGCACCACGACTGTTGGGCGTCCACGCAACTCGGAGCGTGATGCCTCCCGTGCTGAGGAAGCCGTCCGCATCGACTTGACCACCGCCCGACGGATTGACTTCCGCTCCGCCAACGATATTGACCTGGGTGATCTGGGCCTGGTTTCCGTAGGCATCTACAACCTCATCCCAATTGGTGAGATCCTCAACAGGGCCTGCGCCGCTGCGATCGTACCCGTCGATCAGTGAGAACGCCTGCTGACGTACCTGCGCTGCTGTGGTCGTGGAACCGCCAACCCAGTACTTGTCTGCCGTGGGGCTGTTGAACGGATCAGTTGACTGGATGGTGACAACACCAACAGTCGCTGAGTTCCACAGTACGTCCAGCGCGTAAGCAACTGCCGTGACTGTCTGAGCCGGGCTCGCTGCCTCGTTCGTGGCGTACAGCGGGCTGACCAACGCGCCGCCTGTAGTGACGACCGAGGCCGTGCTACCAGGAATGACGTTGGTGACTGTGGAGTCAACCGTAGCGGCCAGTCGCAGGTAGTTCGCGGGGCTCGAGGGCGACAGGAAGTAGTCGCTCTGGAACACCAGGTAGTAGTCCGTGCTGCCGCTCAGAATGATCGGCGACGCAGCGACACCGGGGCTGGCCGGGCTGACTGCGTTAGGCACAGTCAGCGGGACGCTGATTGCGAACGTCTCGTCCCAAGCAGCTCGGCTTGCGTCAGTCTTGAACTGGCTAGGCGAGATGTAGCCGACTGCCACAACCTTAGGCGAGCTACCTAAGGGCGAGGCATAGACCCCTGTGTTGATCGCAACAGTATCAGCCGGTGAGCCTGCGATCTCAGAGATCGAGACGGTCACCCCGCCTACCTGGCCGGTAGCGGGGCGGCTGCCGTACACCGTAAGGGCGTCTACCTTGGCGTCAGCAGGCAGTGTGATAGACTGAGCTAATGCCGGATAGCCGATTGAGAAGTCCGGCGAATCGTACGCCGATCCGCTGGTGTACTCCGTCAGGACAACATCGAGGTTGTCACCGAGGTAGACGTCAGAGGCTGTGAAGCCAATTGCCTGGACCGGTGTGGTCGGTGACTCCAGCGAGTCGTAGGCCGTGACCGTGAGCACTACCGGCTCAGCTAGGACCTTGGCGTTGTCCTGCAGGTCCCTGACTACGTCGTACAGGCTGATGACCGCCGGACCGACCGACACACCTGCGCTGGGCGAGGGGCTAGCCGGGGTCGGGCTCGAGGGAGATGCGCTCGGCGACTCAGGGATGGTTGCGTCTGATGCGCCACTAGCAAAGCCGATCTGCCCTGCCCAGTGCGAGAACACGTCAGCCTCAAAGGCACCACCAGGGCCGAGGCGGACGTTTCGACGGGGTCCTTCTGCGAAGTGGCCAGTGACCTCTTCTCGAGTCACGCTGTCTGCCGGGAACCGCTCCACCTGCGCCTGCAGCGTGGGGTCCAGCATTAGCGTTGTGCGGCGCCGGTAGTTAGCCGGGCGAACAGTCAGTGAGGGCGTGAGCTGGGCGGTAGCTCCAACGGCGTCAGTGACTGTGATTGTCGGCGTGTAGACACCAACTTGGGGGGCGAGGATACCGGCAGTCGTCTCTGCGAGCGTACCGGTATCGAGGTCAATGGTCATGCCCTCAGGCAGACCAGTGGCGGTCCAGCGGTAGGGGAGGGTGCCGCGCCGCGCTTGAACCCGGACTCGGTAGCTTTCACCTACGAACGCGTTGGGGAGCGCCGTAGTGATGATTGTCAGATCAGCCATTGGTGGTGGTCGGGGTCTGGTGCAGCGATTCCAGCCATTCGGGGATCTTGCTACCGATCATGAGAACCGGCTGCTCTTGCCCCATCACCCCCTTGGGTATCAGTAGGGCAGGCACAGCCGGTAGCTGGTGTTTCTCCGCAAGGTTAGGCATGCGGGCTATGACCATCGTACGAGCTCGCTGGACCTCCTCTACAACTCGGGGCAGCACCTCCTCGCATGCGCGGCAAAACGGCGAGTAGAAGAAGGTGACGTAGGGGACGTCGTAGTAGATGGAGCTCATAGCTTGATGCAGGCGCGCACAGGGAATGACGGAGGCACTGAGGTCATCTTGGTCGTGAGCTTGTGCGTGTGGCGCGTGCCTAGCACCTCAGCCGGCTGCTCTCCTGGGAACTGAGGCAAGGTCCCGAATAGCGGGGTGCGTACAAAGGCTTGAGACCCGAATGGGATAGGAATTGGCGTCTCATGCAGAACTGACGACGCATCACCAAAAGCGTCGGGCGGCCCCTCCGGGTTGTGGTCATGCTCGTCGTTACCGACCAGCACCTGTGCCTGGCCGTCGGCATCAGGGATGGCGTGCTCACCGTTGACGCCGAGCAGCATCGCCTCTGCCCCGTTCATGGCATCCCTGAACCCCGGCGGGCACGCATCGCCCTCGAACAGGATCACCAGGCCACTAGGTACAGTGACATCGCAGATGCTGGGCACGAACGGGAGCGTGTTGCCCGTAGGTCCTAGCACCGATGTGATGCTTGAGATCGAACAACGGGAACCTACGGTACCTACGAGCTCGAGCTGGAACTTCAGTGACGCTGCTGTAGCCGGGATGTCTACCTGGCGGACGATGCGGCGGTTCTGCCCAAAGGTAGAGGACTCGTCGCGTGTGCTGAAGACCTCCTCCTCGCCATCCAGCAAGCGCATGTTGATGGTGACGTTATTCTTACCGGCAGCACCGCTGTACGCCAGCATGATCGGCTGGCCGCGCAGCTTGGCTAAGTCGCTGAAGTCTTGCTCGAAGTAGATCGAGCCAGCTGCGCTAAATGTGACACGAGCAAAGTTGCCACCATCTCGAGCGAAGACAGAGAAGCCGGTAGACGCGTCAGTGGGCGCTACCTCAACACTGCCTTTCACCCCGTAGACGTCCCACGACCCTACGCGGTTCTCGAGCCCTGCTTCCTCAGCCGGAGCGAACGAGAAGCTGGTGAACCGGTACTGCTTCTGGTCGATGAACGTGCGCTTCGGTGTTGTGGTGCCGCCGCTGAATGCTGGGTTGACGTTCTCAACTAGCGCGGTGGTGCCGGGGAACGAGTCAAACCCACCGTTATTCAGCAGGTTGTACCGCGCAAAGTCATTGGCGGTTGCCTCGTACTTGTCCGGGATGTCGGCAATGCCCATGTCAGAGCTTTTGGCAGAGGGTTACGAGTCGAGCAAGCGGCATCGGGAACCGGTAGGTGTCGAGGAACCCGTGGTCGTGCTCTGCAGCAACAGGAGTGAACGGGATGTCTTCCGTGTCAAACGCCCCACCACTGGTCGACCCCGTCTCCTTGACACGAGGCAGAGTGGGACCAGTAGGGCCGCCACTGCCGTTAAGGATCTCGTGGCTGTGGCCGCCTGACCCGTAGTTCATTTGCGTATCAGGCTCGTCGTAGCGAACGTATCCACCAGCCTCGACACGCAAGGACACCACGTCCTCAGGCAGCTCTAGCTGCCCAGCCACCGTCAGCGTAGTGGATGACTCTAGTGCTCGAGTCGACCACACCTGCCCTATGTCTGTTTGAGCGTTGGTCTGCACTACACCAGCGATGGCTACGTTGCCGTTGCCGTCAATCGTGTGTTGACCTACGCCATACAGCTTTGCTGGACGAACCGAGATGACTCCGATGTCCGAGATCTCCTCAGTGATCTCAGTGCCAAACAGCTGCTGGCCGTCGTAGCGCTTGAATATGTAGCGACGAGCTGGGTCACCGTTAGTAAGATTGAACTGGTTGATAGCTGTGCATCGGACGATAGTACCGACAGTTTTGTCGACAACCGACAACCAAAGCACATCACCTACTGACGGCTCGAAGACTGATGAACTCCCTGCGAGAGGCACCGGCGGCCCTCCCAGGAACTGGGTTTTACGCACACCGTAATAACCAACAGGCACGCCTCCTTCAAAGAGTAAGGACGTGCCGACGTTAATATCGAACGGCAGCCCGTCGCTAAACGTCTCTGTCTGCTCCTCGGCACTAGGACCTACGGGCGGAGTCGGCTGTTGACCTTGGTTCTGACTGACGAGGCCACCAAGACCAACGAAGTTGGGATAACCAACCACTCCTTGTCCTTGACCGCCAGTATTGCCACTAGGGTCAGTAGGAACAGCGGAAACCAAAGACCCGACGAGTTGCGAAGTTCTATTGTTTACATCCGTGATCAAGAACGCAGGGTCCTGGTCTTCCGCAGCAGCACGGAAGCTATCTAAGGTGATACCAACGTTCGGTAGTACGGCTTTGACGTGTCCTGGTACAGACGCCAGATCGAAGAACGAGGCAGCGGTCAAAGCAGAGGATGCACCAGTAGGGCCAACTTGGTTCGTAACCACACCGAATGAGGGAGTATCGAACCGGTAGTCACCGTAGAGGGTGTACTCTGCGAGAATCGTGCTAGGCAGGACCGGGGTACCCTTTGCGTTATTCCAGGTGGCTTGAGCGTAAGTAGTCAGATCTTCATTAGGTGCTCCGATGCGCAGGTGGTCGATAGTGACGTCAGCAGTAGAAATCGGGTTACCGCTGAGCACTTCAGCTGCACCAACCTGGAG